CTGTTAGCTGGACGACTGCCAAACCAGAAGGTAATTGCTAAAGAACACATAAAGACTACTTCCTCTGCAAGCATCTTTGTCGTCGTCCAGTCGCCAAACTCGTATGCCTTGTAATATATATAGGCACTCATACCCATCAGCAAAAAGGTCACCACTGGTCTGACCAGTCGGAGAAGGGCACTACACCACATTGGAGTTTCCCCATAAGATGCGTCGTGCTGATAGGCCGCTGTTCGGATATTCGCATCAGCCTCCATCTGCGCGATCATGTATTCAGACTCCATCTCGACTTGTTTTATTTTAGCTTGCTCTTGGATGAGATTTAATTCATGTGCATTCTGTGCAAGTAGTGTTTTGTTTTTTTCTTTTTGCTCCAACCATCCAAATGTCTTGCCCACTACTGTGCCAATCAGCCCTAGACCAGAACCCCCGATGGCACTGCCAAACAAACCGCTGACAACTGTTCCTAAAATTTCCATTAAAACCTCACTCTTCTATTCCTGTTATCGACATGAACAAATGTTCTGTAGTTAATTCCGATGCCTTTGAAGCCAGCTTCTTCCGCTGCTTTAATGATCTCTTCCTTTGGGTAGTCGAGGCGAATATCTATCGCTCTCGCAGGGCGAATACTCGTAGCTCGATGCATCGACAGGGGTGCCCCACGCACGGCCTGATTCCAGATTGGGCACCTCACGCAAGAATTTATGCGCAGCGGTCCTAGTAAGCTGCGCACGATTTCCAACTTCTCAAGAGCCTCCGGTTGTACATAACGACTGGGGCCAGTGCCCTCTTCATTGCAGGGCTTCCCGCATCGACATTGCAACTCTGTCCACAGAAAATGCTTGCTGGCATATTTGCCTTGGAGCAATCTCACTTGCCCCGGTCCTTCATCTGATTGATCAATGAGAAGAGGGTCTCGATCTTTTTGATGCACTCTTGAAGCATCACATGGTTTCTAATTAATGCGAAAATCATTCCCGATAAAATTGTGAACACTCCGAAAAAAATTGTTATCCAATCGCCAATACTTACTCCTTCCATTTTGCCTCCTAGTACTTCGCTCCGTAATTTTGTCCATACTTGGTTCCGTAGTTCGCACCATAGTTCAAAGCCTTTTCTTTCTTGGTTGTGTCTTCACCTCCAAAAATATCAGCAGCCCCTTCACGCAAGAACCTGTTGCCTCCAATAAATGGAATACGAGATGCAAGCATTCTATAGGCTGCACGTTCTTTGGCATTGCTGTCTGGTGATAGGTCTAGTGCTTGGTCGTACAAACCTTGTCCAGTTTGAACAGCATCCAAGAATGTACCTGATGATGGACCAAGCAAGGTGCTTGATATCCTTGTTGCTCCGTAGAGGCCGTTGTCTGCTTGGGCCGCAACATTATAGAAGATATCTGCCAGCAAACCGAAACCACCCAGGTGCATCTGTGCCTCGATCACCCAGCCTAAAAAGTCGTCGGCAGGGCCGTGGATCTTAGCATCGTATCCCATCTTTTCTAAAATGGTTGACAGCTTTCTTTCTCTTACATCGAAAGATGCATCATCATCTCCTCCGCGCATTTGTGCGAAGTCCTTGATTGTAAGAGTGCCCGTGCCCATTGCAGATCCAGCCAGCAAGAAATTTACCAGTGGTACAAAATTGGCGTTGAACTGACCGTCTGTTTTACCAAACGCTTCTGATACAATCTTGCCAGCTAATCTCTGGAACATTAGTGGGTACGATTTCAACTGAAAAACAACCGCACCAACTGGACCCTGTGCCCATAAGGGTACGTCACTTTTGTTGGGGGTAAATATGGTTTCGTTGGCGAAACGATGAAGGGCCATCCTGACATTCTGGTCACCGTTGACTGCATCTAATATAGATAAGTCATCCAGTGTTTTACCATTGGTAACATATTCACCTATCCCGAATTCACTGAGCATACGCTTTGCGTTTCGGAATGCTCTGTTCTGTGTCTTGCTGTTTGGGTTGTAGTTTTTGACAGCAATCTTTTGCTGTGCCTTTAGTAACTCATACCCTGTTGCCGTTGCGATATTCCGCTGAACATTTGTCCAAGGAGCCAATAAGTTTGCAGCAAAAAACTGGTTAGTAAATTTACCACCAGCGGAACCATAGAGCATGGACATACGCGAATGAATTTGCGACTCCATAGCGGCACCAATATTGGCGATGGCAGCGCGATATTCGGCTGCATTGTCTCCAGTTAAAGACTTACGCATGACGTTAAAGGAGTCGCGCATCCGTGCCCCGCGCAATAGCGGGATAGCAAGATCGGTCAGCGAGGTAAGGGCAGTATACGAAAGTAATGTAACTGAATTAAAGTTTCTAATTGCTTTCGACGCTTGTCTTGCCATGCGAGACCGTTGAGTTTGTTCGAGGTTTCGCCCTTGGATTTGAGCAAAGTACGCATCAGAGAAATCTCCAGCCGATTGCTTGATGGCCCCAAAATTTTCGTGTTCCCATAACGCATTTGCTACCGCCTCGAATCGTACTCGATCTGCTTGAGTTGCATTAGGTTTAGCCATATCCAAAAGTTTTTTGATGGATGGAACTGTCATTGTTCCGCTTGCTATACCAGTGATAATATTATCGACAATCACCTGTGCGTCTGCTTCATCAAAACCTTTGATGTCATTAATACGCACATCGTCGCCCACAATAGAGTTGTAGTCGCTCTTTGCCAGCTTGTCCCTTGGAGCAACTTTGTTGCTGGATAGAAGCTCGACAGCGGCACGACCTCCACCACCTCTGACAGCCATATAGTCATGGTAGCCGTGAGAGCCAGTGCCAAATTTTTCTTGGAATAAAATTTTCTTGGTCGTGCCCTCAAAATATTTACTTACAATTCCATCAAGGTTGTTGACCAGAAATCCTCTGTCTTCAAGAACCTGTAATATGTCACCATATCTTAGCTGACCAAGTTCATTGGTTGCCGACAGATTAAGAACTCTAGCGTAATCAGTGTGCGGGTTCTTTCCATTTCTTGATGAGCGCATTTTAAATTCTGGAATGTATACACCTTCCTCATCAACGATACGAAGCATAATAGACTTAGCTACCTCAAGCGCATCTGCCGGAGAAGACGACACATTGCTTGGATTGTCCCGGCGATCTCGACGGATCATTTCCGCAATAATCGTTATGAACTCATCTTGGTGCGTTTGAATGGCTTCGATGTCATAGATCTGTGGTACATAGTTTGTGATCCGACCAACGCCTATACCAAGATCATTCATTGCCTGTAGTTCTGCATCAAAGGACGATCTTACTTTGTTGTACAAAGCTAATTGCTCTGGATTTAAATTATTTACTGCATAGTCCTCGCCCCGGCGCAATGCCTTTACAACCGCAGCAGCGGCTGGGTGCTGTTTAACCCCTTTCACAAATGGGTTTGCTATGACCGTATCTTTCCATTTTGTGATTGGGGTCTCTCCGGTGACTGACCGGATGCCATTCAAAATAGGCAGAACTTTCGCGGCTAAGAAGTTTATTTCTTTTTCATGGAAACCCGCACCTTCGCGAGGCTTGGTCCAGTCTGCCAACCAGTGCATGTGACGGTTGCGTAATCGGTTCGCATTGTTCTGCAAAAAGCGGAGCGGGTTTGCGGTGTGAAGAATACTTTCTTCTTCTGGTGTCAGGTTTTGCCCGCGCATCTTTTTCATAATTACTTGGGCACCTTGGGCTAGACCGCTTTTCTCCATGCGATCAATGATAGCTCCCATTCTGTTTGGATCAGGTTTACCACCTGTATCCATCATTGCAGTAGCAAGCTCTCCAACTGGTGCGGTATCTCCATCGTCTGCTTTCTCAAGATGGAAAAATTCTGCGAAGCGATTAAACTCCCTCGCGTCGGGTGACTTCACGTTTTTATTGTCGAAGACAACCAAAGCCTCATGCTCTACAACACCAGCCTCCGGCAGTCTGTTTTGCTCTGTTACTCTTAGGCTGTCATACCCAAGAGATTGCAAAGCGGCAGTAAGCTCACCCTTTGCCGCTCCCTCACCAATTTGTTGAGTGTCTGCAATTTCATCTACAAGACGGCTATATAGATAACTACCCTCAAATCCATCTGTCATAGCACCAAGCTCATTGGTGAGGTCTATGATTTTTTCTTCGGGCACTAAACCGTTTGTGATCGTAACATCCATCATGTTCTTCATGTCGGGATGGTGGACGCTGTACTTTGTTCCCTCCCGTATGTCGATGGGAGCTACAGCACGAACTCTAGTTTCTATCACACCGGGCATGGTTTCTATTCCCATCTCCGATAGCGTTTCCACTAGACCTTCTTCTGCATCTCTCAACAAACCTAATTCCTCGACCAGTGCCTTGCTGTTTGCATTCTCTGGTCTTGTCATTTGCATATTGATATCGTTGATCTGCATTCGCGCAGATGAAAGAGCATAAGCTATCTGATCGGCAAATCCCTTGTCTTCATCTGCCACCATGTTGTCAATCATTCTTGTCATAGCGGCAAGCGTTGGATTTTTTGCATAGATATTTTTCAGATTTTCTTGGCTTCGACCAAGGTAGATACCTGGCCCAAATCGTGGGTTATCAATTGCGCGACTTACCTCCCAGACAAAATCTCTGGAGCCGAATGGTCGGGTGTTTGGAGTAGCATGAAACCATGCAATAGATTTTCCGTTTTCATCTGCACCCAATCCACCCTCGACAAAACTTCTTTCGTTGATTTGTCTGCGCGGGGAAGGAGGGGAGGGCACACCTTCGAATATATCGCCATATTGAAGCAATGGCTTCATAGCTGATTGCATTTCGCCTTTTCTGATAAACCCGTTTGTAAGATAGGCTGCACTCTCGACGGCTGTTTCTAATGCTTCGTTTGCCTCAAAAGCATTCGGACCCAAGAAGGGTCGTCTTCCACCTCTGCCAGTGATGGCATTTTGAAGGTGTGCTTGAAACCACTGTGAGGCACTACGACCCTGCTTCAAAGCGTCGTCGGCAAATTCATATGCGGCCTCTATAGCCGCAAACCTGTCTGCCGTTGGTGGCGATGCCCGAAGTGTGAGTTCTGCAATCTTCTTAGATGCGCTTCTAGCATTCTGCACTTTTGTTTTTCCAGTACCACCAATGCTTCGGGCAAGCTGACGTAAATCGTTGCGGAGTAAATTAAATGGCTCTCCGGTATAAGCTACATCTGGACTGGCCTCTGCCACATTCATTAATCTAAGCTGGTCACCATCTGCTATATTTATCAGACGATGCATCATACCCCGCGCCATGCGTTGTGTAGCTGGGTCTCGATGTGTGATCTTGCGAATGGATTCCCTGACCATAGCCGGTGCATTGTTTGGAATACCGTCTTCGATTTGCACCCCAGAAAACTCCATGTCTTCCTGTCTTATAAGACTGTAAACCTTGCGGGTGGTGATAGGTGTTTGCTCCAAACCTTCTGGAACTTGGGCAGCCTCTCGACGCTCAAGCTCTGCACCGATGTCGGCAGCACGTTTATCAGTGCTGGAAGTTAACAGTTCGCGGTCAACCATTTCTGGCGTTAGAGTTCGCAGTCTTGCGTCTACACTTACATCAGATTTTTCTGCTTTTTTTCTTTCAGTTAAAGTTTTCTTTGCAGCAGTTTTCTTCGCAGACTTGGCCTTGGAGACTTTCTCCGCTGCTTTTTTTGAAACAGAGTTTTTGTTTTTTCGTGTGATATTAACGAAAGAAGGGTGCAATTGCCTTATAACGTCGTCTACTTCTTTGTAGAGCAACATAGCTTCCGCTCTATAACCGCGATCAGATAACTGAGCAATCGCATCTTTGTCGCGGGATGCTGGAGCCTGACCATATGCGTATATACGATTTTTTAATTCATACATATACCCATCTCTGCGACCTAATGGATGAGCCTCGCCCTTCGGGTCTCTGACTTTCATGTTGCGGAACATATCGAAGGTTCTATAGCTCTCGATAGTGGGAGCAATAGCAAGAAAAACACTCTCCATTTCTTGCCTGTCACCAGATGCCCTAGCGGCTTCGAAACCTTCTTTCAAACTTGCTCTTAATTCAGCCATATCTTGTTGTGCGTTAGCCGCATGTGATCCTAGCTTACTGGTCCCTTCAGCATTTGGGGTGCCTCTAGGCCAAGCTGGTGCAAGCTTTGCCCCTTCAACCTCGACAAATGAGGCCATGAGTTTTTCTTCTAGTACATCGTGGGCATCTATGATCCGGTTAGCCATACCTAGGACTGCAGCCGAATCTCCTATGTCAGCGGCCGCCAGCTTCATTATGTCGATCATACCAGCATCTTGTAATGCACCACCTATATCTCCGTCATTTGCAAGCTTGGCAACATTCTGGATATGTTCGATGATACGAGTTTTAGTAACCCCACCAGGGTTAGCCATCGCCTTTTCAAGGCTCTCTCGTAAGTTGTATAGCTGATCAAAACTTGCTTCGATCTGTTTGCCAACAGTCGTACTGGCTGGCTTTGCTCCCCGCATTTTGTTTTGAGCAGCCTCTGGCAGAAACCTGTTAAAGCGATCAGCTAAATCTGGATCTAATCTTTTGCCGTCTAGAAATCTATCGATGATAGCGGAAATGTATCTCGCTATTTTCTGGAAGACATTTGCCTGTTCGGGAAGTTCAGAGAAAAGATATAAATTAAACTGACTAGCCAGTATTTCTTCTACAGAGTTGCTGCTGATTTGCTGGGCTTTACCTTTACCAGAAGTAAGCTCAAGGAAAAGAGAACCATCTATAGCTACCCTGTCTCCAACTCTAAGCGGAAGAGGTGACATCTCTTGCATTTTTGTCAGGTCAAGATTTCCATCCGCATCGTAGATGGCGTTAATGACTATGTTATTGAGTTCGCTCTTTTCACTAGGAGTAAGAATGTTTGCATACATCCAATGAAATAATTCGTGCCCTACAGAATGCGCCCCAGAATTATCTTTTGGGTTCAATTCAATGACGCTGGAACCGTCCGACTTTCTAACGAATTGTGATTTCTTTCCTTTTGCAAACTCCGGCAAGACACCATCACGATTAGCAACACGCCTTAATAGGTCTCTAATTGTTGCAACTGATTCGGGAGCTGCATTACTTAAAACACCTGTCTCACCAATAAGTTGATCAACTGCACTCGCCTTTGTTTGTTCGCTAAGTTTGTAAGCTGGAAGAGCTGCATAGAGTTGGTCAAGCTCTTCCTGTGTTCGTAGCATAGTGTTTCTTCTAGTAGAGACAGTTCTGTTTTCTAGTTCTCCTATCCTGTTGACGACCTCTGCAATCGGGGCTGTTTTATTGCCAGCCGCAAGATTAGGATAATCCCTTTTTCTCCCGTCGAACCCAACAGATGAATAGTTACCCAGATCAACCATAGTGTTCTGTTCGTTCAACTGTTGTAGTGTTGGCAAACTATCGCGAGTACTTAGGTTGAAATTGTATATTGCGTCGGACTTATCACCTGGTACGTCATCAGCGGATTTGATAAAGATATCAGCGAAATCTCTTTGGTTTGGAGTTGTGCCCTCTGGAACGAAACCGACCTCCCAGTTATTGCCCGCATTTCTGCCCGCCATAACTTTGAGAAGATCTACAGGACTTTCGTATTTACCATCCGCAAGATCCATCATTTGGTATTCTGCTGCTCTTCTTGTGTCTCCACCATCCATGATTGCATAGACATAGCCCTCCGGTAGTGGGCCGGGATCTACCAAGGTGCCAGCATCTGTTTTCCCTGTGATGATAAAGCCTTCATCACCGCTCAACAGGCCGTCTATTATTGCTCCCTCGACGCTTGCTTTTGCTTCATCCAGACGACTCGATCCTGTGCCCTCGTATGACCATTTAGGCTTACCCTTGTCCATACTTCGGGATATTCTAAAATCACTGGTCATTTCAGAAAGGTAAACACGCTGACCTTTCACAGTAATGACAGGCTCATACTCTGTTACTTCTCCAACCCTTATTTGCTTAAACTTTACCTTGATATCTTCTTCAGCTATTGCTGGTGTAGCTGTCTCCTCGACGGCCTCCGGTGTTGCCTCTGCTGCCGCTTCCCGGGAAGCAATATCATCTGGGCTGACATAACCTTTCGTGACTGGATCAAAGACAAGGCTGGGCTGTTCGGGTTTTGCTTTTTTAGCTTTCTTGAATTTTACACCTTTAAAGTCAGGGTCTTCTGGAATTACCTGTTCTGGTGCGGCTGGCTTTGGCTCTTCTTTTGCTCTTAATGCTTTTTGTGCTTCAGCCTGTTCTTTAATGAAGTCATCAAGTTTTTTAGTTACAGAAGAAACCTCTTCCTCTGTCATAAACCTAGTTTCTACTGGTTTACCGTCAACAACATCGAGAGTTTTCTTCTTGCCGGACCCAAAATTCTGATCAGGGAGATTGTTATTGCGAAGAGCCGCGAGGTCTTCCCCCATCTGGGCTATGACACTATCAAGAAAAGCGGCCCTCTCTGCACTACCATCATCTAGGCTGTTCCAAGCTGCTTGTGTCTCTTCATCCATGCGATTAAAGAATTCTTGGTTTTGCTCTTCGATAGCTTTCTTCTTGGCATTTTCAGCAGCAACCTCTTGCATTTCAGTTGCGACACGTTCTGGAATGACCTCATCACCAACTATAAAATCTGCACGAAGTTTACCATCGAGTTCTCGCAGATCTGTTGCAGTCGAGTAAAACTTCCAGTTAGCTTCAGCTTGTGCGGCTTTTGTGTTTAGCTCTTGTGCTTTTGTGACGTTACCCTTATCGGCTGCTTTTTGTGCTTCTGTGCGTAACGCATCCGCAAGACCTTTGGTCTGCTTTGCCGTACTGATATTGACCAGTTGTTTTTGTAGTGCTTCGTATCTGTCAAAAAGCTCTTGGCTAAATCTTTCAGCATCACCCTTGTAAGCAGCGGCTTGTTCCGGTGTGCCCAATGCGCCCGGCCTTAGACCCATTTGTTTTTCAATTTGGTCGATCTCTACTCTGATGCTTTCAGCTAATCGATCTAAATTCTGATCACCAATATCCTCCATAGAAGGTGCAAGCTCATCGAGCATTGCGGCATCTTCTGCTTCAACTGCTTGTGCTGTGCGAAAGTCTTGTACCTGTGCATCAGCCTGTTCCATCTTTGGAAGAGCTAGTCTTTCTTCGGGCACGAAATTAGGATCTGCACTGTCGAGTATCTGATTGATTTGACCTATTTCTGTGACAGCATCTGCCTGTTCCTTACCAGAGAGTTTTGGAAGCTGCTCTTCCAGAAAAGCTTTTCTTGCGATGATTTGTCTGGTCTGGTCACCTGTTATTTTTGACGCAATACCGCCAATGCCGCCACCAAGTAAACCACCCAACGCCCCGCCAAGGATTGTTGATAATGCAATATTGCCTAGGCTAACCTCTTCCGTCTGACCAGTTTCTACCCGCCTGAGTTCCTCGCCTACACCAAACCCTGCACCAATAGCAGTTTCAACAGTACCAACTTTCACGGCACCATCTCTGGCACCAGCCCAGAATGCAGATTTACCAGCCTTTGCGGCAGCCTTACCTATAACAGCCGCCTTGCCGAAGGGTATTAAGTTAATAGGATCGAGTATGGCTGCTGGGACAGCGTCACTCAAAGCATCAAAAGCAGAGCGACCTCCTTCTTCCCAGAAGTTTGGAAACTGATCGTAGACAGCTTGTATTCTCGCCATCTTTTCTTTGATGGCATCGTCGGCTGCATACGAGTCATAAACACCCTTTGCTAGGGCTACAGAGTTAAATTCTTGCCAAGCCTTATCGCTGAAGAAACTATCGACAAGATCTTTGTCACTTGTGTGGAATTCGCCTTTTTGAGCATAGACATCCCGTAAGTCGTTAAGAAAGTCAGGATCTTTGAGGACTGTTTTAGGATCGAAGTTTTGTAGATATCCAGCTTTTGGTGAAGCAAAAGCATTTCGGGTTACTTCCGATTCCTTCTGGACATCATCGTATGTATAGGGGGTAAAACTCTTCAAAGCACGGTACTCCAGTTTCCGTTGTTATTAACTCTTTCTGAGTTATTTTTAGGAAACTGTCGTCCCGTTATTTATTGTATCTTGTTTCTTGCATTCGCTTGAGCCTCAAGTTGTTGTGACTTGATGAGCAAATTCTTTTTGTCTTCTATAATCCTTCTTATCTCCGCTCTAAAAGCTCCGACCATTGAGCGTGACAAAGGACGCTCCAATATGTTTCGCAGTCTTTCGAAGCCAGGACGCCTATGCAATTGTTCGCGTTGCGCTTGCATCATTACATCAACTTGTTTTTGAGGAGACACCAGATACGCCTCTGTAATGTTTTTTATTTGCGCTTCAACAGCCCGCCTAAACTCAACTGGGGTTGTATTCGCAGAACCACCCGATGCATTCACAGTAAGTGCCCTGACCTCCGCTTGCCTTTTCTTTGTGGCGGCTGACACAGTACTAGAAACGAGACCCTTGATTTGTTCGTACTGAATTATAAGGCCATCTATTTTTGCATCGAAATCCTTATCTCTATCGAAGACATAGCGCGGGTTGTTTTTGTACTGCTTGAGTTCAGCAATGTTGTTTTTAATCCTTGTAACGATATTATCCCTGTTCGCATTTATTTCCATCTCTGTTTTATCTTCGTTTGCTGCATCAGCTAAAAGATCAGCCAAGCCTTTTTCATGTACACTATACTGCTTTGTCGCTTCATCAATTATCTTGCTCGACGGCTCTGGATCAATAAGCTTATTAGTCTTTTCGATCTGTAATTGCGTTTGCCTTGCATTCCAAGAGGTCGGCAAGTTCAGCTGCTGCGCTGCTCCCCGTATATCTTGGGCGGTTATATTCGCAAAAGGTGTTCTGAATTTTTGCCTTATAAATTGTATAGCCTTTGTTATATCTTGAGGTGTCATGCCTTGGGTTATAAGACTGCTTGCAATAGCCCCCAAAGTGCTTCTTGCTATATTTATAGGTGCTTTCTCATCAGTGGGTGCGGCATCATCAAGACCATCGTCGCCAGGTTGAATTATAAGAGCCACTTCAGTTCCTTGTTTTTCGGCAACCTTTTGCGTTGTGTAGTCTCTTGCTTCTTTCGTTTGCGCTTCTGCTTGTTCAATCGCTTCAGCTTGTTTTTGTCTAAAGGTGGTTTCCATCGTTATTTCTGACTGATCTTGCGCTTGTTGCAATGCTAGTTTAGCGATGTTTTCTCTTTCCGATTGCGGGTAATTACCTACAAGTTGCTGTTTTATTTGCGCTTCAGCTTCATTAACTGTGATTGTTCCAAGAGCCAATTGTTGCTGAATTGTTTTGACTGTTGGCTGTAGAAGTCGCAGTGCTTCTGCTTGCCTTGTGCCAGTTTGTTGTTTAGCTGTAGCAATTGCATTAGCAGCCATGTTATTTAATTGCTCATCAGTCGGGCTGAGATTGTAAACCGAAGCGTTAGTTTTCAATGCTGTAACAACTGCTTTTTGATCTCCAGACATTGCCGCCTGTACAACATTAGGTAGAGACTCCAGCATAGTTTTATTTCTAAGCAGTTCTTGTTTTTGTCGAGATTGGTGATGCGCGGTATTTGCTGCAATCACTTGTTTGCCGATTGCGCTCTCTGGCTTTATATTTATATTTTCTAGATAAGCTTGCATTCCAGCCTTATCCAACTGCAACCCTTTAACACTTTCAAATATTTTATTGGACTTATTTATTCTTGCCTCTGTTATCCTAGATGTTAGGGCTGGCAGATTATTTACGAAACGCTTGTCAAACATTCGTCCTATCTGTGAATCTTTGCCAAACCTTGCAAAAATATTTTTCTCTATATCCGGTGCGTCAATGCCAGTTTCAGCTAGGCCAGAAATAATATTATCAAGGTCTTGGTTCATTTTTACCTGACGGGTAAACTCCTGATACTTTCTATCTTCCTCTCGTTCTCTAGTGAGGCGTGTGCGTTCCCGGTCATAGGCAAGCAGGGCATTTTCTGATGGAAGCTGACCTCTCAAATAACGGTCACCACCAGCCATGTTGTTAATAAAGTTTTGATGGTCGGTTATTGAGGCCGTAGGAAAAGTTTCTTTAAAAAGATTATAAAGTCTGAGATTGGCAAGCCGTTTGGTTTGATAGCGATCATCGCTCTCATTCATTCCTTTCTGGATTTCTCCAATACCGAAAATCATATTCTTTTCCCGTTACATTACTGGATATGAGAAATAACCACCAGCGGTTGGCGAGTTACCGAAAATTGGATCTATGGTCCTATTGCTTGGTGCCGTATAACTGCTTGGAGGTATAAAGCTTCCAGTGCCAGCAGAGGAGCTTAATGTTGGTGATTGTACCTGGTTTTGTTTTAGCAGTTTATCTAGCTGTTGGCCTACTGAGTTGAATGCAGAACCCGCCTCTTTGGCAAAAATTCCCGTAGTGCCCGCAGCGGCCTTTGCTCCACCAGCGGCAGTTTGTTGAGCCATGTTTGGTCCCGCCATGCGGTAGGTGTATGGTGCTGTTACCAAGTTTTGTACCTCACTAAGCAGACCGCTCCTTAACGCTTGTTCAGCCCCAGCCATGTTTACGGCAGTCTGATAAGCCTGTAGGTCTTTGTTCTGGTTCAAGGCATCTTGTGCGGTAAGCTGTGCTATGGCCTGTTGCATCTGGTTTGCATCAAGTGTTTGTGCATTTGCCCTAGCTGTTTGTCCAGCGGTTACACTGTCGATAGCTTGTTTGAATTGCATGTCAGCAATATTCATTGCCATCTTCTGAGCGTTAATATTTCCAGCTTGCAATCCGGTTGATAGACCTTGTAATCCTTGGGCTTGTTGCATCGCCATGTTTATAGCGCGAAGTTGGTTCTCTGATTGTTGACGACTTGCGCTTTCAGCAGCCGCTGTGGCGGCCGCGATTTCTGCACCGGATCTAGCTCCCCCCATCTTGCCCATTCTGCCAGCTACAATTCTTGAGAGGGCCGCATTGAGGTTGTCTTTTGTTTGATTGTCCAGCATACCAGCGTATGCTTTTGCATTAGCGGCTACAGTTGCATCGTATGCGTTTGGATTAAGTTGAGATAAAGTCGCTGTCATTCCAGAGACTGTTGGTCGAAACATTCCCTGTGCTGTGGCTAGAGCGTTAAGCAGTTGCTGGTTACTGCGACCACCACCCTGTAAGGCAGCTTGTTTTATTGCTGCCGCTGTTTCAGTGGCTCCCTCTCTGTTTTCTTGTGCCAGTAAATTGGCTAGGTCATCTATAACGGCTGGGTCGTAGGTTCCGCGAGAACCCAACTCCATGAGGACTTGACCAAGTGCTTGCTGAAGGGCGTCAGCCCCGGCATCGCTTATTTCGTTTGTTCTATTAATGGCGTCGATCTGTGCTTGTGTCAGAGCCTGTGACTGCTTTGCAGATTTATTGGCCGCCTTGCTTGCACTCATGGCACCGAATGCACTTAACCCAAGCTGACCAAGACCAAGTATTGTTGAAAAGGCTACCACAATTATACTCCTAGACTACAATTAGATTTCCAAAGCCCTGGCGTCGATTAGGGGCTACCGCTTGGCTAAACGCTGAAGGTGTGACAGGCAAGTATTCAAGCGCACCAGTAAACGGATTTATGCGAGTTCTCCTAAATGTTCCGGTGAATGGATCAAAAACTTCTCCGGCTTGCGGCCCTGTAAAAGTTACTCCAGGCGGGGTGGCTCCTTCCTCCACAAAATCTATTGGATCAATTGTCACGACATCAGTGCCAGCGTCAGTTGTAACAGGCTGAGTTGTGACGACTGAGCCAGAGTCATCAGCACCGGACCCGCCCGGTGTAATGCCAGCATCCTCCAATGCCTTTGCAACCGCTGCAGCTAAAGCTGCTTCATTGATTGCAGCCTGATCTGCAATGCGCTTTTCTGTGCTGATGGCGCGGAGATTGTCTGTTAAGTTTCCAGCGTCGTTTAGCAGATATTCGTTAAGCTGATCGGTAACAAAAGTGTCTACGCCTCCAGCCCCATATTCACCCGTATAGCCAAGATCTCTAAGTGCATCCCTGATGGGTGTAATATCCAAACCAGCCGTACTGATGTTACTGGGGTTTAAAGCGGTAAATGGTGTGTCAGGGTCATCATCTCTGTCGGAAAAATCGGTGCGAAAAGCATCGACTGTACCGGGGGCAAAATCACCAGTGTATCCGGTGTCTATCGCTAGGCTACGGTCATCTAGGGTTTCAAATAAATCTTGGTTCAATGTTGTTGCAGTGTTTCCTAAAAGGTCAAAGGCTCCTTCACCAGCCCCCATGATATCTGATCGAAGGTTTGTTCCAGCTTCGTTAAGCAGATCTCTATCCTCAAACATCATGGCGCGGCTTGTGGCAAAATCACTAGAGCCACCAAATCTATTGCCGCCAAGTATTCCAAGATACCCAGCGTCTTGAAGCTCTTTCTGCGTCAAGTTCCCCGCTCTTCTCTCTGCCTGACCGAAAGCATCGAAGTGACCTCGCGCTGTTGTGATGTCACCCAGTTCCCCCGCCTCTAGTGCTGATGCGACATCTGGGTTCGTTTCCAAATAGTAGTCAGGATCAAATACTCCGGTGAATGCGCCTAAGTCTTTCTCTTGTTGTTCGGCAAAATTACCGGCACGGTTTTCATCGCCCTCTAAGACATACTGGTTGTAATGCTCAAAAGGATCTATCTGACCTTCGCCAGTGCCATAGCCAGCCATAGCCACATCTGGGTTTTGTGCTAGATAAAAGTCAGCATCGAAGTCTTCGCGTGTGGCAAACTCTAATGCACCAGTTTTTGGGTTTATGGTGCCTCTGCCGCCAATCCTTTTAAGAAGCTTTGCTTCCTCTGGATTGATGTGAGCAAGAAGCGTGTCGCCAAAACGGCCCATCTTCGCCATATCCCTGGCTGGGCCAAACATCTTGTCTGAAAATCTACCTGGCATTTTTATTCTCCTAGTTATTCGCCACCGCCACCGCTTCCAAATCCACCGTAGCTGTCATCATCGTCATCGTCTTCAATGCCGAGGCCAACATCCTGTTTTTGGAATCCAACTTGTGCATCAGGAAAGCCAAACGATCTACCTATAGCATCAGCCCAACTTGTGTACGGGTCTGTTATCGCTGTTATTCCTGTAGAAACCAAATTAGCAAAGGCTTTGGCTGGGTTAAGCATATTGGCAACAGCGGAGAGGCCAGTTGGGCCAAACATCGCTTCTTTCGCTTCGCCAAAGGTTTTGTAGCTTCCCGCAAACTGTGGCCCTTTGACCGCTCCCATCGTGGTGCTGGTTTGTGCTTGGTTCAGAGTTTTGGCAAGCGACTCTGCACCCTCAATAAATGCCTTGACTGTTTTGTCGGCATAACTCTTTCCTTTTCCGGTTACGCCAATTTCCTCCAAGGCTTTTATGTAGGCTTCCTTTCCGCCAGCATGTTCAAAGGCATTTATACCATCATCATTTTTTCGGAACATATAAGCTACAACATCATCTACACGACCAGGAAGCTTATCTTCGTTTGTATCCCCGTAAAAACGATCAATTAATTTATTATACAAAGGGAAGCTTATCCCTTGCGTATATTTCTGCATGTCTTCAAGGTTTCCCGTGAACTCCATTCGAAGTTCGCCATCTGTGCCTGGGTCATCTCTATCAAATGTATTTTGCATGATCTTAGCAAAACTGATCATTCGCGGATCAAGACCGGAATCCGGTTTCTTTGGCTTGTTTGCGTTTTGCAATTTTTCAATGGATTTAAAAAATCCGTCTAATCCGCTTCTGGGGGCACCTTCGACTTCGGAGTCAACTGCCACTTCCATATTGCTTTCAGGTAGAAGGGATTGGTAAAAAGAGGGAACAGGTCCGTCCATCGTGCCCTTGTAAAACTCGACGGCTCCGGTGAAAGGATTTGTTGTGCCGCTTCCTCCCATCTTGCGAAGAAGCCTAGCTTCACCTTCTGATAAATGTGCTACCAGTGTGTCGCCAAATCTGCCTTTTTTTCTTAGCCTGTCTGCAAATCCATACATGTATTACACCGACTGTTTGGCTACTGCTAAGACACATTCAAGGCCAGCAGCTGCGGATGGGTTTGTTACGCTGATGCCAATCATTTTTGAGGTCGTTGTTGCATCGACCAAAATAGAGTTGGCGAGGTTCTGTTCTATTGCCGTAGAAGATACATTAAATGTCGAGCCGACATTTGTGCCGTCCACTTGTATAGTGACATCGCAAGTGCCGCTGTTTACCTTTAAATAAATAGAGTCGATGCGGGCAGCTTCTTTGTAAATTCTTTTAATGTTGAAATCTGTCGGGGCACCAATTGTTGTGGTGTCGATAAAATCAAAACTATCAAGGTTCATCACCGTTGGAAGTTGTGATGCTGGAAGCCGACCATTGGAGTCTAAGCTTGCTACACCGGATGCGGCTCCAACTGTTGAAAGCAAGACAAAGGCCGACGTATCTACGTTCTTAAATTCTAGTGCTGTACCAGAAGAGTTGATGTGTAAAACCTTGTTTGCATCTGTAGTAAAAAACTCTGGTATTGTCGTTGTTGCCGCAAAGTTTAACCACTGAATGCCGTCATAAAACTTCGGGGTGTCTGGAGATGTTGAGGTGTCTATCCAGATATTACCCGCAACTGCATTACCCGCTCCAGTTGGGGCGGTAGGGGAGACAAAGACTTTACCCCTGTCCGATGTCAGGGCAGCCAACCCGTTGACCCTGTCCTGTGGAATTTCACCAGCGGTTATTGCCAGCTTGTTAAATGGGATAAAGCCGTTAGCGTCTGTATATCCATCTCTGGTCATTAAACCGCTTACGCTTTTGACTGCCGTGTTCTCAACAGTGATAATGGAGATTAAGTCTGTAGAAGATAAGGCCGTATTGAATGTAACGGTGTTTTGCGCTGATGAGGAGGTATAGTCGTTTGACCCACCAGGGTTCTGGAATAGACCGTTTCTAAAAACAAGAATGTTTTCATCAGCGGTGTGAGTAAATGGAAACACGGCTTGGTTACTTGTGGCTTGCTGGTCAGAGCGTCGATAGTTTGAGACTGATTGCGCTCTTATTTTTATTATATAAACAGTGTGACCAGCCGTAACACCACTGGACAATGTGATGGTATTATTAGTTGTTGAGATCGTTACTGTCGAGGCAGCTTGCAGTATACCGTTGATGAAAACCATAACATCATCACCAGTATCTATTTCATAGTTGAATACAGTTTGTCCTGACGTTGCTGTGTAGGATGTGCCTTGCGAAAATAATGGTCCTTCGATTGTGCCCAAGTCAGCACCAGGGGCACCAGATATAGCACTTACCGGAGCAATCGTTATCCATCCAGAAGTAGAGTCCGTATAACTACCAACCCTGTACTGAAGGTTTGTTGATCCGTCCAGCCTCATTTCGACAGGAGACTTTAGCGTTCCAGTGTCGTCAAAAAGAACTGACAGCAATTCACCAAGGGTGTAATCACCTTTCTCTCCAGAAACTAGGTATCTAATGACAGAAGAAAACTCATCGTCAATGTTACCGCTGGATCTGTAGTTGCCGGGGTGGATCTGTTGGATACGTGCCATTCGCTTATGCCTTTTTCAATTCGATTGCAAAGCCCAATAATTCTACATCCCCCATGTCAAGGCTTTCGAAACGAAGCTGTACACCTCGATATCGAAGTTGAAAGGGAATTCTAAACTGTAAGTCAAGACTATCATTAGGGAATTTATCGGGGTTGTCGTCCCGTCTTTCTATGGCAATCTCTTCAACGAGAAGCTCATCTCCCTGCTCATCAAAAGCTGTGACTCTTATTAATCCACTGCCCGCAGCCTGTACGACTAAAGCTGTCGCTTCTTTCTGTTCGTCTATAGAACCATGCCATAAAATCGGAGTATCAATCTGCATCTTAGGCCGGATGAAGTCATCAGTAATGTCGTCCTTTGGTTGCAAGACAACTGTTTCATCCAGTCGGCTGTATATAGTTCCTCTTGTTCCAAAAGTCATTGACCCAGCGAGAAATGCTCCACACCGACTTGAACCAGCATCCGATGTAGCCCAGCTTAGACTTTCGTATCCCCGCCTAAACTCTGCAATGAGTTGCTTGTGCATTCCGGTTGCCATTGGAAAAAATATATGAAGTCTTCCTAAATCTTGGTCATAGGTTGCTGTTACAAACCGTGGGCCGATGCATTGCTTTAATAATTCTTTATATACGGTCTCCACCTCATAGGACAGAGTTCTGCTATCTATCGTTAGGCCATTTTCAGCAGACCTAATTAGTGAGTGTACACCGTGGCGGGAACAGAAAATAACGTCCGACCCAACTTGGACAATGCCATTATGACTGATAGCTCCAAGCTGGACATTAGCCCTGTTGTCAATCTCACGCTGTGTGTAGTCGGGATCGACTTTGAAGACGATGGTCTGGTCATTCGTGAAGATTGCAAGACGGTTGGACTCAAACCTCGCGAGGCCAGTGATCTCATCAGCGGAGCCTAGCACGTTTGCTAAATCAAGAAAGTCAGCCCGTGTCACTTCAGATAAAGCTTTTGTTTCTTCACTAATGAAAATCTCATCGTCTGGAAAGTCCTCGAATACACGACTGATGCTAATTTCTTTTGGCCTGTCTGGACGACCAGCCGCATAAATGCGGCCTTGGATGCCGACTGCGAAGCCCGGTCGGATACTTGCTGTGCTTTTTTGAAAGGTTAGGCCATCCGTTTTAATCATGGGAAAGCCGGGAGACATAAAGTAAAGCTTGTTTGCAAAAGCCATAGATGTCACAGGAACATCTGTCTGGAAAGCGTCTGGAAAGTTTGCCCCGCGCTCACTCTGTAGGCTTATCGTTTTCCCATCCTGTATTGCAAAAGCTAAACCACTGCGATCAAAAAAGTCTTGATGCACAACTTCACCAACCGCCCACTTGTACCTAGCTAATAATCCGACATCTCTTTTTAAGGTTCCCGTCCAATGAGCATGAGCATTGTTAAGGTTGAACAAAGGTTGCTTCTCTCCATCATCCATACCAATGAGTGGACGCGATCTATCCAAGCCCTTAAAGGCATAATAAGCCGACAGGCGGCTTGGGATAAGGGCTGGACTTTTACTCTTCATTATAGAGCCAAGGCTGCATTATTGCCGTTCATGTCTCGCATAGGATCTGTGTTTTCTAATGATGTCATCTCATGGCGTACACCGCCTTTATACTTTCTGCTATAAAGTATGCCGTTGAGATGTCGTGCAAACTCCAGTCTGGCATTTGGATACTTTTCACTAGCTTGCTGCTCTGCATACAACGCCAACAGACCGCGCACCATAATTGCATCTTCGATCTCTCTGAAGTCAGTCTGCGAGTTGTAATACTGAATAGTAGTACCAGAATAGTACGGATGAGAATTGATCATCTCTACGACTTCATTCGCAAGCTCGATGAACATTAGAACGACATCGCCAGTCACCCTGCGACTACTAAAGTCTCCATATCTCCTAAGAGCAATAGCAACCAAGTTTTCAAGAGGGGCGTGTTTGCTTCCCCTAAAAACATGAGGAGCTAGTCTTGTACTTTCTGGAGCTTCTCGCGTTCCAATGACTGGATGCTCTACCTTTTTTGCATGGACTGGCATCAGGACTCAACCAGTCTGCCCGAAGTCACATGGAAATGTTTGCGTACTCTATCTGCATCTTCAGCGGGCACAGCAAACAACAGGTGTCCGGCATTATTTCTTACGCCTCGTATCTTATAGTTTGCATCTATTATCAATTCAAATCTTGGCACATCAGGGTCTAGGCAAACAAAGACAACTTCCTTTTTTGCCATTGATGCGTTTTCTGCTTTGGATTTTTTAGCTGCTGCTTTTTTTGCTTTTACTGGTATTTCAACGTCCATATCGTCCATGAAAGGCTCCTTAATTGTGAAGCTTATTCTTGGATCAAATTTAGATTTATGTCGTCCCGTTATTTATTGTCAGTGTAAAGACCGATATGCCCATCGTCTTCGGGAGGTTCTATGACTTTTTCCAACTTTAAGAACTCTATTCTTTTGTTAGGAACGTAACGCCAAGTAACGCCTCGACCATTTGTTATCTGAAAGGTTGTCTTAAATATACCAATCTTTATTATTGTAGCCTTGTCTCCGTCTATATAGACGGTACATCCTTCCTCGATTGCTGTGTCTGCCCGAAATGTAAGACCCTTTATAAGCGCATCCAAAGCATCCTTTGCCCAGAGACCAATACCTATTGATAAGGTCAGGGCGAGTAGGGGGGCGATTAACTCAACAAGATCTATGCTAATTTGGTTTAAGTTTGCTATCTCTATCATACTCTACTTCCGGCATTACTAATCCCGCTGCACCGAATGCGACGACACAGAAGAACTGTCCTTGATATTGGTTTAGTGCTGTCCAAGATTTTGTGAGAGGGTTGTGAGAAATTAAAACCATTTCACCTCGATTGTTTGTGCCCTTGAATACAACTGTTTCCTTAAATTGATTTTTAACGATATTGATCATTGTTGGAATAGGAATGCACTGACCATTCCTTATTCCGGGGGCTTTTTCTTCGCCCCGCACTTCAGTGCAAAAAGCAAAAAGGGCCATGAGAAGAATTAAAGCAACAATCACAAACACTACAAATGTTGCTTTGATAGGGTCAGGTCTCATTTCCCGCGCAGTCTAACGTACAGAATTCCTGTCACTCTTCTTCCCCATCCTTATTGCAATCGCAATCTTCACAGCCATCTTCTTGGCATTGACATTTTGCGTACTTGCCGCACTTGCACATTTCTTCTTCAGTCATGTACTACTTCCGCGCTTTCTTTTTTGCAGCTTGCTTCTTCATGGCTTTCTTTGCAGCTGCTTTTCCCTTTGCGGTATACGGGTATTTTTTTCCAGAAACGTATGGCAATTCAAATCTCCTTTTCAGAAAAGTATGGGAGGGCCGAAGCCCTCCCAAGAAAGTTAAGCAGTTGTTGCCCAACCTTTGATAAACGCATGAACCTTGTCTTGCATAAGTTCGAGGCCGCAATCAGAAAGAAATTCCGATGTGGTCGCGTCCACGCCAGGACCTTGTCGGTCTCTGAGCAATTGCGTATCCCTGCCTTGTAGGTAGCGATACTTGACTTGGGACATGTCAATGATCACCATCGCTTCAGCCATCGAAGGGATCTGTCTGAATTGAGGATGGAGATGGACTAAAAGCTGTCCACTGGAGGTGTTATAGGACGTAATATTGACCCCATACGCTCCCTCAATCATTGTTGGCTGCCATCGAGCCTTACCGATTTTTTGCAAGTGTGCGGCAACTTTAGGTCCGACAAATGCAATCTTCTGGCTTGACCCAAAAGCAAAGATGGTTTCGATGAGAAGATTGTCGAAGTAATCTTCGTTCATCTGACCTGGAGTTGACCAAGTTGAACCGTCGATAACATTGGTGATGTTATTTAAAAGACCACCAGTGTATCTGCGCTCGTTTGATGCTCCAGAGTTTTCGCGGTGCTTATGCCCAAAAAACATTGCTCTTTCGATTTCTTGCATATGAAGTTTTAGAGCCTTCATAGAGAATTCGTCTTCAGCATCCCCAGTACGTCTGTAGGTTTGTTTAAGGGTATTAGTCACGCTAAATGAGGTCCGAAAGATCTGAGTGAAATTCTGAATCGCAACCGGATCAAATGACACCGATGTAGCCACATCAGCACCGTCTTCAGCCGCAAAACCACAAACAAATAAATCTTGGTTGTCTGCGATTGTTAGGCCAGTCGTGCCGAGGTTTCTAGCGACTGCTATCGACGTTCCGTTTGCAGCTGAGTCAGAAGTTACTCGCATAACCTCACCAGTTGCAGGGTTGCACAGTAATGAACCAGCAATCAGGAATGCAGATTCTGTATCCTGATCAATTGTTAGAGTTGTTGCTGTTGCGTTGTATCCACCAGCGTTATTGATTTTTACAACACGATCTGGCAGCTCATCTCTAAAGTTTGAAAAGGCCGGGTCATCTGTGGCTTCGCCAGTTGTCATAGACAACAAGGCGTTAAATGGTGCAGAGCCGTTTGGCTCCAACAGGGCGAAAGTCTCCCTGTAGTTCGTTGGTCTGAAGTCAGTGGAGAATTCCCCTGGACCTCTTAGACCTGCTATTGCTGTAACCATAATTGGTTCTCCAAAATTAGAAAATAAAAAACAGATGCTTTTGGAAAACACGGAAATGGCGTCGTGTATTAAAAGCGGTATTTATGTCCTTCTATTCTAGCGGTGGAGAATGCACGGCCTGTGAAGAACAATCCTAATATCTCATGTAAAAAGTAATGCGTCGTCCCTATGCAACACTTCTTTTACCCTTACACTTCCACCGCTTGCGGCTTAGATTGTTAGGGGTATTTGGATCGTTCCGTTTTTTAGCAGGGAGTCGTTTCTTAATTCCGTATGACCGGGCACAGTAGCTATCGCCTTTAGAAGTTCCGGGGCGTACCCTTGGACCCCCGTCCCTAGCTTTTCCCGCCTGACCGTAGCTCACCTTTTTGCCGGTTGAGGTGACCTTGACTTTCGCCTTGCCTTTTCGTGGTTTTGCCATTATGCGCGCCGCTTCCTTTTCTTGGCAGTCTTTGCGGCACGTTTGAAATTGGCAGCAGTGGGGGCACCGGGCGAACCAGGCTTACGCATTTTCTCCCCAGATCCGGCTGCGATTCTACGCCTTTTTGCATGGATGTTAGCATAAAGTCCAGGTCTCTTTGCCATTAGCGCATTCCTTGTCTCTTGTTAAGTGCGGAGTTAATCATGTTGCTCATGGTTTGGTCGCCCTCCTGTGGGACAGGACCAGCATCAGCAGCGGGTGTTCCGGGCATTGTGCCCTTGAAAGCTATTCGACGTTCATGGATCTTGCGAAGCTGTTCAAGCTCTGGGCCGTTCCGGTTCATCGAAAAATCTCTGGTGACCTTGTCGGCAAGTTCTGGATCAATAAAATCTTCCAGAGTAAATCCGCGCTCTGCCATGTAGACCATAAAATCTTCGCTGTCGGTTTCAGATAGGCCATGTCTGTTGGCTGCGTTGTCGATGTTTACTCTGATGTTGTTTTTGATGGCTTCCTCTCTCATGGCTGCAGCATTGTTCTGTTGTTGCATTGCCTGTTGAGTTGTGCCCCTTGCGCTGTTCAGCACACCCATCAACATCTGCTTGATCTGACCAAGCTCCGTGTTCATGTTCGAAAACTGTTGTGCCTGTTCGCGATAGCCCGGCGGGAGAGAGACATCGTTCTCACTTTCCCAGTTGGCAAAAGGATCACCTTGTGCCTCCATGTTAGCTGGCGGGGTATCCTGTCCCGGTCTTGGGCTGGGGTTTCCATCACCTCCCATAGTCACGTTCTTTTTCCCAGCCTGTGCCAGAAGGTCCACCATGTATTGTGCTGCCTGACCGGGCGTTGCACCTGATTGGGCAACTAGCTGGTCGATGACTTTTATAACTGGAGACATCTCTGCATGACGATGATTAAGCTTTGAATAGCGATCATATGTTGATGCAATCTGCTTGTCGGTTAGCTTCCTTAGATCACCACCCATCTGAATCTCAATGAATGCCATTGGATCTTCATCAGTTTTATCATCTTCGGTTTTAGGGGAGACATCTGTTTGTGCCTTTTCAGTCTCTGTTTCTTCGGGAGGCTCTGCCGGAGGAGCGGGTGGCTGTTGTGACTGCACACCAAGTTGTTGAGAAACTATTCGATTGATTTGTTCTTGGTCTTCCATAGACATTGTTATGATCCTTTTCAGCCGTAGCGGAAGTTAGTGGTGAAGTTGTTCGCCTAACGTAGGATGGTCAGCAAACGGGTCGTTGTTGTTTCTTTCTTCCCAATTCTCCAAAGTCGCCTGACCTTGAAGTTTCAGTTCTAGGTTGTTTACGATGTTCAGAAGATTTTCAGCGGCCTGTAAACACCCAGCATAATAGGCGGCCTCTTCTGGTGTTTTCTTCGGGTTTTTTGCTGTCTGCAATGCGAGAGTAACTATTTCCTCTTTCATCACTTCCTCGACAACCTTCCAGCCCGGAGATCTGGATAAAGTTTGAATGTGCTTCAAACGTCGTGCGGCGGTACTCACTTCTTACGCCTACCTATCTTTTTTGTGGGGGGCTTCGTGCCAGCTTGCGATGCACCACGTTTGATGTTGGCGTTTCGTGCCATGTTCGATTTCTTGAGCATAGCTTTGTACGAACTAAATTCATGTATCATTCTATTCTCCATTCTTGTCGCATAATAATTGTAGCTGTAGGCTTCGTCGTCCCGTTATCCAAATCCAGCCCACATAACCAAAGATCGCCGTTTTCCCCACCAAACAGTTTTTGCCTTGTGGCACATCATTGAAGGAAATAACGTCATCATTCCCTTTCTACGAGGGGGATTGGGTTGCGTGTGATCAAAGAATTTTAAACCACCGCCATAGTAATCTTTGGGGTCATCTAACTCGACAGAGGCAGATACAATGCGATGAGGGCCAGCGCACTCGCCAACATCAACATGCCAACCGTACCACTCGCCTACAGCGTAGTGGGTGTACTGAACGGCTTCGATTACAGGAAGCTCCACCTTCCAATGCTGTCGGGAGACATCGCGTAAAACACTGCAAAGCTTTTCCATGACCTCATTTACATCAGCGTGTTCTTCGTCGTTTGCTATCCAAGCAACTCTGCTTCGTCGCTTCCACTTGTCTTTCGGATTGCCGATTTTTGCTCTGGTTAATTTCGGTGACATTTTTTTGTGAATAGTTGCTATCTCCTCTTCGGTGATAACATCATCAACTGTCAGATAGTTTGGTCGCATTTAAAAATCCATCTCCCAAGTAAGTTCTTCTGAAGACAAAATTGCCACTGTAAATTATGCGATCTTGATCGCCTTTGTGTTGGTCGGTGTAATGGGACATGAAGGAAGGGAACACAATGAAATGTCCGACCTTCGGGGGAAACGCATACACCTCGCAAAACATTTCTGCCGCAAGTGTATGAGACATCCGAAATGATTGTGCGGCTGGATTACGAAAACGGATATGGCCTGTCTTTTCATCAGACGCACCATAAAAGACAAATGATATGTGACTGTCGGTGTGGATATGTTCTGGCACGAAATGATCTCTGCCGTAGATCGAAACCCAAGCGTGAGTCAGTAGACCTTCTGGCGGGTTATTGTCTTGGTTTTGCCAGGGAGTTTGCGCTACATAATTGAAGCAAGCTTCAAGTGCCGCTTCGTGCAGGGGCATAAACTTTTCACGATAAGGCTCTTTGAAGAGATTTATGCCGCTTCGATAAGAGGTGTAGCCTCCCTCTTCATAATCTTCAACAGCATTAGCTGTTCCCCCTTTTTCCCATTGATGTGAGAGAACAGCCCCAAGCTTTGTTTCATCTTTTTTTAATTCTTGTGCTAGATCGCACAAGCCGCCAGCTAAACCATCAGCATTTTTTGGACAAAATGTTACGATAGGAATGCTGAACGGATGGTGTCCAGTTACAGAGATTTTATTCTGCCATTTCCTTTTTGACTTGATCTATTGTTTTTGTGCCGTCTTCACAGGCGGCGATGTCTTCTAAAGAGAAGTTTAAGCCTATATATGCCTCTGGTATTTCTGGCGTTACAGCATCTGCCTCTTCTGGCGGCTCAATAAACTTGCCTCCGCTGTAATGCTGGCCTGTCTTTGCGGCCTTTGTCGCTGTAACCCATTCTTCGGAGCTATCTACCGATTTAAGAATATCTGCTATTGCATCATCTTGTAGATCGCTCACAACACCATTTATGATTTTCGCTTTCATGTCTCTACGCCCATTCAATTAAAACAAGACCAGTGCCACCGTAACCCCCGTAGCCGTGGGCACCACTGCTGTAATGACCACCAGCACCGCCGCCGCCGCCGCCAAATCCAGCACAGCCGCCATCGCCATAGTAGCCACCGCCTCCGCCTCCTCCTCCGAGGATACCAGCGTTGCCGCCCCAAGCACCGTATGCAAAGTTTGTGTTCTGGTGGTAGTCGCAGAATTGACCTTTGGTAAGATCGAATCTTGTATTGCCCCCAATAGTTACATGGCTAGAATACGGATTCTGGTTATATGCGGCACCACCGCCACCACCAGCACCTGGGCCAGAATGACCGCCTGGATGAGAGTAAGGGTAGGAACTGTAGCCATTGCCACCACCCCCACCGGAGGAGTAAGCGACAGCCAGTGGTCCGTATGCAAAACTTTTCGGGAATGTTACAAAAGTTGAAGTGGCTTGCTTAGTTGATAGATAACCGTCTACGCCAGTGGGGGCAGCATTTGACCCACCGCTGTTTGTCGCGACAAGGTTCTGACCTGGCGAATTTGCCCCCATTCTATCAGCGTCTAAATGATAGCTAGAGTACTTGCCCTGCTTTTGACCGCCAAGGGTGCCGAATCTTCCACTACCTCCTTGAGTAGCTACACCTGTACTTCCGTTAGCACCATTTTGCCCAGCACCAGCACCTGCTGGTGCCCAGTAATCCTGGTTGTTTGTCGAAGCTTGACCAAAAGGCCATGAGCCTCCGTTGTAGCCACCCACGGCTCCTCCACCTCCACCGAATGATGAGTAGCCTCCATTATTAGACATGTTGGAACCATCACCTCCGTTGCCAAGAACGAAGCCAGCGGCTCCACCGCCACCGCCACCGTAGCCCTCTGGACCAAACCCAAAAGCCTGGGTGCTACCTGATCCACCATTACCGCCATTAGCGGTTACGTTTGTGCCAGAAATCAGCCGTGATCCCGAAACTGATTTTGTAGTTGCCCCAGACCCTGGACTAGACTGATACCCTGCTGTACCGCCATTTGCGCTGACCGATATTTCACTGGTCGTAATAGTCCCTGTTCCGACACAAGTCGTTGTACCGCCATTTGCTTGATAATTGTATTGTACTGCGCGGCCTGATTTGCCTGGATTAACCTGTAATTGCTCACCAGCACTTACGTTGAACTCGCCCATAGCGAAGGCTCCTCCACCTCCACCACCGCCAGCATTATAGTTTTGGCCGTATCGCGTTCCTCCACCGCCACCAGCACCAATGCAAGTGATGCGAACTTTTGTTACACCGGAGGGAATTGTTAAAGTGTGGTTGCTTGTTAAGAAACGACTCTCATATGCACCTGCTAAACTGTCGTTGGCGTAACCGTCAATGTATGATGAAGAAAACTCCATATTGGTCTGAGGCCAAGAGTGCCACATGCCAGCGTAAACTGCGAAGTTCTTAAACTCCCTTGCGTCGTCGTCGCTTGACGAACCTGTTCCACCGACTAATGTTGAAAGTAGTGTAGCCATTTTATGCGATCCTCCAGCCGTTTGTCGCTCCGGTATATACGAGGTTGAAACCTACGTTAGATACGTTGAATGTTAGTGCTTGTGACGCTCCCATGAGGACAGAGCCATTGTTGTCTATGTCCACGCTGACGGTTGCCATTGTTCCGGTTCCGTCCATGACATAAACTTCGTCACCAACAGAGGGAGAGGCAGGGAGTGTCACTGTGAATGTGCCGCCTGATTGATCGAGGACTAATCTGTCTCCGTTGACGGCAGTGTAGTTTGCAGTCTTAACCGACCACTCAAAACCAGCTTGCGGAACAATCCACTGTGTTACAGTTCCGTCTGTACTAAGAACCTTATTCGCTTGCCCAACTACGTTTGCTAGGTTCGAGCCGACAGCTAACTGCTCGTAGTTCGCGCTATCGCCAGCGAAGTTGGTAGATGTGAACGCTGTCGTGACGATGTAGCTTGATACGTCGTAGCGGAAGACATCACCAACTTTATAGAATGTACCGCCAGCAGCGTATGTTCCTTTCCAGTCAATTCCTCCGGTGAATTGTTCCCAGTTCCCAGCGGCTAGGTCTGTCTCAAAAGTTCCTGATGCGTGAGCAAGAAGTGCGCGAAAAGTTTTACCGCCATAGACCACAAGGTCATTTGGCTCATAGGCTGTGGAAGTTGCCCAAGGACCGCGAGGATTTATCGAGGGGACAAAGATCGACCAGTTGGCTGTGTCGGTAGGAAGGTTGCCCGTTGTGTTTGCAATGGCTTGGTAGATGTTCCCGCCATACGCCACTAAGTTTCCTGGGACATATGCGGTCCCAGCATTGTAGACGGCTGATGCGCTAATACCTTCGACAAATTTATCCCAATAAACTGTATCCGTAGGAAGGTTTCCGGTGGTGTCTTGCTTTGCGATATAAACTTGAGGGCCGTATGTTACAACGTCGTTCTTTTGATAACCTGTGGCATTGTTATAAGCAGCCTCATACTGTATGCCGTCTGCGAATACCGACCAATAAGTGCTGTTGGGGGGCGTGTTACCTTGTGTTGTCTGAACTGCTACATAAACCCTACCGCCATGACTGACACCATCTCCCGCCTGGTAGGTCGTGTTTGCGTCGTAAACACCGTCGAAGGAGAATCCTTCAACCATCTTCGCCCAGTAGGTGGTGTTAGTTGGTACTATCCCTGATTGCTTTAAACCATAAATCCAGACATAAATATTGCCGCCGTAGCGCACTATATCGTTACTCTCGTAAACCGTAGTGGCATCGTAATCGCCAGCCCAATAAAACCGTAATTTACCTAAATCCATAATGGTAGACATTTAAATGATCTCCATGTTCAAGTGTCCGTTTGTGCCCCAAGTGAAGTTGAGCGTGTCAGTTGTCCAGATCCAGTGGCGGTAGTCGTCTGGGCCACCCTGGTTGTCGGGATCTGGGATGGAGATCACTGAGCCGTCATTTATTTTGACGACATTCAAATCTCCGTTGGCATCGAGCTTGAAGCCGTAAAATGTCTTCCCCTGATAATCATTATCGGCTGGTGCCGTGTTCATTGTAAGAGCTGCCATTAGTCAACATCCTCTAGGACTGAGACAACCACATCAAAGCTTTGGTCTACTTGCGACAGCACTTTAATTTTTTCTCCTGTTTGCAATACTAGTTTTTTACCTTGGAAAAGATCTTGCGTCGTCCCGCCTGTAATTCTTGTTGATGTTGATAAATGAATAACTGTGTTATCAGCCTTAATTAGCTGAACTTCAGCGGGCAGAGTGCTACCCGTGACATTGGAAATAGAACAACCAATCATTATCGACTTCTTTGCGGATGGAACTGTATAGACTTCCGCACCAGTCGTGCCGACTGCATTGGCTGTGGCGTTCTTGAATTGATAAGCTGGCATTCTATTCTCCTAACCTAATGCAATTGCCATCGCGACTGCGCGGCTATCGATGTAGACAGCGTCGTTTGTTTCATCTGTCCGTACCTTTGCTCCACCAAGTCCGAATAGTTGTAGGGTGTCAGAGCCGCTGTCTGAGGTGACATCGTTGGCATCACCCGCTGTGCGCTCATCGCCTTGTATAGTTGTAAATGCAGAACCAGCTGCACCCGCCATAGCCGCATAGTGCTTGGCTGAATACTCTTGATTGCCCGCGCTATCTGTGAATTGTTGGTTGACGGGATGCGTTGCATACTTCTCCGCATCATCACCAGCATTGATGATTGCATTGAGATTGGTTGCGACTTGGTTGACGTTGGCAATCGATCCCCCAACGGCTGATATATTGGCGAGGTTCGAGCCTTGGTTGAGGGTGTTGATATTATTTAATGCATTCGCCACAGCATCGACATTCGATATCGAGTTGCCAACAGCTTCGATCTCTGAGACTGATTCCAAAAGGTCGTTTGCAACGGTGACCACCTTGGAAATATCTGTAGCAACTGACTGGATGGCTGCAAGATTGGATGCAGATGCAAGAGTGTTAATCGATCCGATATTCGAGTTAAGTGTATTTACCGCACCAATTGCACCATTCACCGTCGAGATGGCATTAAGATTATTTGTCTGGGCCAAGACCGTGATGTCGCCTTTAATATTTTCAACAGCTTTTATCTCTGTGAGATCGTTATTGACATTTTTTATCGCTTGCAGATCAGTGTTTACATTTGTAATTGCTGTGAGGTTAGCTGTCTGGGCAATTGTCTGAATGTCAGGTATGGCTGGTGCAACAGTTTGCGCTGCTGTCGTTATGTCTGCTGCAATGGCACCAAGAATATCTATGTTATGGTCGCGTACCGTGATAGCCGCACCAGCACCACTTGTGGTCGCCCCATAATAAAAGAGCCCGGGTTGGGGAGTTGAACTGTTGATGACAATTGTAACCTTCGCGCCAGCCGTACCAGCCGTGCCAGTTCGGGTGACGTTGGATGTATACTCGACACCGGAATTGTGGGTGCCGTCACTTGTCTGAGAGAACGCAAAGTTTTCTGTGTTTGTGGCATCAGAGACATCGAACTCGTAAGTGAAGCCCACCTTCATTACTAGGGCTTGGTTAGCTTGACCATCAATCAGGAAGTTATTGTTGGACATTGTGACGGTGTGCTGAACTGTGCCGCCAATCTGGGAGCCGACGTTGACAACATTAGATATATTGGTTGCAACTAGCTGGACCTGTTGGAGGTTTGTTATGACTGGTTGGATGGCGGTCTGAGCGTTGATCGCATTTGTTGCAGCGGTCTCTGCATCCTGTTTGTACTGAAGTGCATCAGCCACATAACCGGCAAAGTTTGTAAACGTAATCGTCTGCCATCCGGTGTCAGCTTGGATGAACTCACCAACTCTGACTTGAAAGTAACCTGGGTTTGCGGGATCTTCGCGGAACTGGAATACGCTGGAGCGGAACACACCACTGTTGTCGAACAGGTCTGCAAGAAGGTCGCCAATCGAGCGGCCTCCAAGTTCGGCATTCTCTAAATAGGTATCTAGAACCTGTACGCCATTAGCAGAGGAGTCAAAAGCTAACTGGTCACCTGTGGGGCGAGTAATCGGCATAAATTACGACCTCTTCTTTTCTTCCATCTCGTTGATGTATTCAATCAAATCGAGCAAATATCGACGGGAGCCAATCTGAAAATTAAGGATCTCCTCCATTTTACGGATGCGGGCAGACATCTCTGCGATCTGTTTGTCGAAATCATCCCGCTGGGCTTGCATATATTTATTCTGTTCAGCGAGATCTGTGCTGACAGTTGTGGACACATGATTATGTAGGGCGTCGATGTATTCGCGTGTCCTCGCAGGGACCACGCTTTTAAATGCTTCTGCTTTGTCTAGACTCATTGTGATTGCCTCATTGGAATGATGTTGCCCTTTTCTAGCTCTCTGTCGATTTCCTCATCCGGTTTGACAGAAGCTCCGCGCATCTTCTCCATTATCTCCATTTGCTGGCTGGGCGATGGACCCTCTCGCTGTAACTTTTCGGCAGGGATGCGGAACCTGTCGATGTCGGATATGCCCATTGACCTGACAGCCTCTAGAGTCATTGCCTTTAGGTCGAGTTCCATGCCTAGGCCGGATTGGGATGCAACTTGAACTGCATTCAACCAAGACTCTGGAGAGCGGGATGGCTCGATAGGGAGGGTGCCATCAACGACCAAGTATTCTATCTCGCCTTGGAGGTCGGCATTAGAGTAATCGAGGTAGCCGTCCTGTATCATAGGTTCGAGGGTTTCGTTGGACTGGTCGTTGCCCATGCGTATTGAACCGTTAAGTGCGATAGCATCTTGAATATTCTCAACGGACATTCGCACCAGAGGCCGGATGGACTGTGCTGAGATGATGCGGGAAAGTACCCCAAGCCGCTGAGAACCCAGTTGTGTCAATCTTTGTACTTCATAGGCGGTGGTTCTATCGGAACCTGGGGATGGCATTCCTTGTTGTGCATCAGAAGCTGCGCTCAAGCGTTGCTTGATCTCCGATAAGGCTCCAATATCGTTCCAGTGACCTCTTGTGACATCTGGAATATTGGCTATGAAAACGCCCTCACCAGGTTCGTGTCCCGGTAAGCTTCTGACTACTCCCCAAGGGTTCCTATCTATTAAATCGGACACAGCTACTCGCGTAGGGTCAACGAAAATTAAGTTGTTCATCGCTGACTGCACGTTGTCTATTCGTGACCGTAAGAGCCAAGTGGCTATATCGTGCAATGGTAATAATAAATCATAGAGTGATTGTGCGTAATTCTTATGGGTGTCGTGATAGAGACCACCAATGACAACCGGGAACATGCGTCCGTATGGGTTTAGCTGGCAGCGAATAACCATACTCTCATCTATTATACTGACAAGAAGCCAGACACTGTCGAGCGTTGGGAGGTTGACTTGGTATCCAGCAAGTTTGATCCATGCCTCATCGACTATCCGCGAGTTGCCAAGCTGGAAGAAGCTGGATGTTCTGCCAGCGGAACGCTCATTCGGTGTTAACGGATCGACCGATAGACCGCGACCTTCTTCTTGGTGCCACCTGTGTGCTTCCCATGCCTGTTGGTCGGAGGCAAGGCGGTATCTGTATTTAATGTCTTCGCGAAGTTTGGGGTATAGGCCAGTCTGGACTAGGGCATCATAAGAACTTGTGCTTGTGAAAACACAATACTGCATATTCTCCCAGTCACCCCACTGAATTCTAGGATCAGGGAAGACGCGACGGGGGTCGAAGTTAGATATGTCGTTGGTGTTGTTGTAAGCATTCCAAGTAACCTTTGTTGGCGCAAAGCCATAGCGGATACAATCTAGAAGGTGCTGGGCTAGACGGGCTTCACCAGCGGTTCGCCTCATGTGCTGGTGTAAGACCTGTTCAAGGATGGCCGCTGCTTTTCGCGAGTTGCGGTTCAGACCTTCCAATTGGAACATGGGATTGCGTCCACCCAAGGCTGCCATCAAATATGTAAGGACGGTGTCTGCAATTGCGCGGGTATCACCAATGACTGCTTTCTCGCGGAAGCGAGTTGCGTCGGCCGGGACATATACATCGTGTGCCCTGTCAGCAAGTTTCCAGTGATCGTATCTGCGAGAGATACGAGAGTAGGACATCTTGACGATCTCGCGGATGTAATTCGTTAGGCGGGCATTCTGATCTTCGTTTAGATCTACCGCAATGTCTTCGGACGCCATAAGCTTTCGCGCATGGGGCGCGAGATCTACAATGATGGCGTCGTCCATGAAAGACTTTGCACCCTCTGGTTGTGATATAATAGCCATGCTGGATTCTGTTCTTTCTATTGGGATGTGTCGTCCCGATTATTCACCTAATGCAGAGTGATAGGGACTTTGTGTGAAGGGACTTGATTTACCAAAGACTGAATCTGTGTACCCGCGATGAGACTGTATCTGCTTTAGCAGGGAGTCTTCCGCTGTGAGAGGATCTACAGAGAAGTCACTGGCTGACTGAAGCGGAGTACGGGCAAGGATATCAAGAACAATTGCCAAGGCGTCTACTTGGTCGTCATGGTTTCCGTTGGGGAACTGTTCGCACTCTTTTAGGAAGTCATCGATCCAAGGAGCGTTAGTTGGGAGCATACATCTGCCTCCTTCTATGAGAGGCGTGACTGCCGATATTCTACTGACTTTGTCATTGACAACTTTATAGGGGATGACCGACATGCCGCTCTGGTTCTTCAGTTCCTGTAAGGCCGTTATGCCGGATGCTTTGTCTTCTATATATATAGCGCGGAGACCACGCCCCCTCCATTGCGTGTTCAGACGGATGAGGGCACGTTTCAATTCTGGGAAATCCATGCGCTCCCGCATGACATCCAATATATATATGTCTCCATCTGTGGCGAGACCGGCAACTACGGCAGCAGAATAGTCAGAAAGGTTTGTCTTCTTGAATGCACCATCAACACCGATGACGACTTGAGCAAATTTGGGAAGCGTTTCTGGAGATGGATCGTAAGTGCCCCACCAGTTGCCCTTAATTATATTGCCTCCCTCCGTGTATGGTCGTTGCTGGTACTGACAAGTGAATTCACGGGGGTCTGCACGTTGCTCCCGCTGTAGCCAGTCGAGCGGAAATCTTTCGGGCCAGAGAGCGACCTCTGTCGGGAGTTGCCCCTGTGCTTTCTTCTTTGTGATTGCCTCGTAACTCACATGGTGCCAGAAGCCGTCCTTGTAATCTTGCGATTCCAGTATGGTGCCCGTTATATCGCCGGGAACCCACCTCGTATGGATGACAATAGTTATAGGCTGGCGGTTGTCGCGATCAGGTTCGCGCCTACGCCACAGGGCAGAGTTCCAGAAAGACCATATTGCACGACGCTGAGTTGGGGATTCCGCGGCCTGGCGATTGGGATAGGGGTCGTCAAGGATTAATAAGTTAGCTGGTCGTCCGATGGTGTTGCCTGATTGGCCCAGAGCTAAGTACTGACCTCCCTGATCGGTAAGCCAATCGGCCTTTGCTCCGGTCTTGGCTGATATAGAGGCGTGAGGGAAAGCAAGCTTGGTGTGTGGGTTCTCTAAATAGGCGCGAGTTTCCGCGCCAAAGGATTCGGCAAGGTCTTTTGCTGCGGAGGATACCAAGATCTTCGACCAAGGAGAGCGACATATGCAGTAAGCTGGGAACAGCTTGGTGGCGAGAGTGGACTTATTATGCCTTGGAGGCATGTTAACCAAGAGGTTGTATACGGGTTCGCCCTTTTTGTTTAAAAGTTCCCGTCGCTCCAGCCTGTCGAGTAACTCTATAAAGTCGAGTTGGTACTTCGGTATCTTCCATTCTGGATGCATGAGTTTGACAAAACCCAGAAAGCCCTCTTCCGCTGCACGAACTTGCAGAAGTAGGGACGCAAGGTCTGCGTCGGACATCTCTGAAACGAGTTGCCCGGTCTCTGGGGCGTTTTGGTTTTTGGACATGCGTTAGGTGGCGAGTGACATAAACGTAGCTATTATGATAAACCCTAGGCAGAAGATGATGCCCATCTGTACGACAGACTTCTGCTTGCCAAACCACTCTTGTGCTTTGTCAAAGTATTTCATCATGGCGATCTCCTTAAATGATGATTTGTGATCTTGCTCTACGGCGGCGCAACTGACCGTATGTATCAAGTGCAAGTTGGAAATTTGGTTTTCTGCGCTCTTCTGTACTGTCCGTTGTGGCAAGCATGACCTCTACCAGACGTTCAGTGATAGCTTGTTTGCGTTTCTCTGGCGGGATGGAAGCCAGATCGATCCCAGCTATAGCTCTACCAAGTTCCTCTGGGCTACAGTTTGAGTTGATCCGGTCCCGCTGGGTGTTTTTAACAGACATTACTTGTCCTCCAGTTCTTGTATTGCTGCATAGATTGCTTGTTGAGCCATCTGAGGTAAGACATATGTAAGGGTGGCAGTGGGCACATCGAAATGAACATGGTGCGAGATGTTCCCGCCGGGGTTTATAGTGAAGCCAACCAGCACATAACCATCGATTGGGATGTGTCGCCTTATCTGCTTTGCTGTTGAGAGAAGTGTGTCGCGGGTTTCTTGGCGTAGACGCTTCCGACGTTTGTTTTTATGAACATGAAGCCTGACTACTTCGCCCATTTTGCAACTCCAAAAATTTGATAGCGCACGAAAGACGCTAAGTTAATCATAAAAAAAAAATCGCGTTGGGGGTTTTGGGCAGCAGCCCCCCCCAGGACAACAAAAATAACCCGTTTTTTTGGGTCGATATGGCCCAAATTTTATTCATTTTTGGCGGTGTCACCGTCACCATTTTTAATTTGATCGTCAAAAAATGGCGGTTTTCCTAGGGTTTCGTTAGTAGGTTTCGTACTAGCAACTAGTCTTTCCGCTACCATTTCCTCTAATTCTTGACGCGATAAACCGCTAATTCGCCTTGTAGTTTTGTCGTTTTGTTCGACGTAAGTCGTTGAAATGTCAGGAACTATTTTATTCAACAGCAATTTGTAGAGATTAAACTGTACTGGCGTCCATTTCTTCTCGCCAATTAGCACTAAATCTATGTCTTTTTGAGCATTCGTGACTGTTTGCTGAATTCTAGCGCGAATTTTCGCAATTTCGCGAGGCGACAAGGTCGCAATCTTAGATGCTTTTTCTAAAGTTTTTCGCATAATTTCAACAATTTAGCCGGATTTTTCGAAATGTCGTCCCGTCCGGCATTTTTCGAACAAAAAACGCCCAACAAAAACACCCAGAAAATTCGAGCTGCTCCCCGAAGGGGTAATTAGATCAATTATTAATTTTTTTTCTGGAGTTCAAAATCATGGGTAAAGTCATCCAACTTTTCGAAGCTACCAAGTTCAACTCAACAACTGGCTGGCAAGGATTATTTGCCGGTAAAAAACCAACAGTAAGGTTTTCCCGTTTCTTCTCCGTCGATAGTGCCAAAGCAATCAAAGCCACAAAGTACAACTGGCTAAACGGGATCAATTACATGGCACCGGCTGATTTCGCCAGCACCTATGCAACGAAAATGGGATTTAACGGAAAACTTGGAAACGTTTGTTCCCATGCCAGCAACGGATGCAAAAAGATTTGCCTAGGGTCCGAAAGTGGCCAAGCGGGCATTCGCAAGGAAGGCGAACTAAATGCAACGATGCGAAGTCGTATCAACAAAGTAATCGCCTTTTTCCACCATCACCAAGAATACATGCTGGAAATGGTGTACCATATCGCCAAGCTTATTGCGACCGCAACCGCTAAAGGGATGCAAGCTTGCGTCCGGCTCAACGGTGCGTCCGATATAGCATACGAAAAAATCAAGATCCCAGCATTCGGCAACAAAACAGTTTTTGAGATTTTCCCAGATACTCAATTTGTCGATTACACAAAAAAGCTTGCGCGACTTGGAAAAGAACCGGCAAACCTATCACTGACTTTTTCCTTATCGGAGGAAAACGCAAGCGACGCAAAACAAGCTTTGTTACTTGGTTACAACGTCGCAGTAATATTCGCAGATTTCTTACCGGAAAGTTACACCATAGACGGGCATACGGTCCCAGTCATCAACGGAGATGAACACGACTTGCGTCACTTGGACCCCCGTCGCGCTGGTGGCTTTGTCGTTGGCCTATTGCCCAAGGGACATAAAGCCAAAAAGGATGAAACCGGCTTCGTAGTGCGGGACCATGCGGGGCAAAAAGCATTAAACAGGTTTTTGTTGCCAGCAAAAATCAACCAAAATGTGGCGGTTTAATAATGTTAGATCCACAATCATTCATCGACCACAAGGACCAGTTTTTACAACTGGTCCAGCAAGGGGCATTAGTTTTCTGCAATCATTCGGGTGGAAAAGATAGTCAGGCAATGTATTTACTCTTGCGTCGTTATGTCCCCAGAAAACAGCTTGTGATCATTCATGCGGATTTAGGCAATGAAGTTGAATGGGACGGAGTGAAAGAGCATATCCGCGCAACGACGGATGCTAGGCCATTGGAATTAGCATACGCTTATTGGAACACTGGCAAGCCAAAAGATCTGTTAGGCTTCATAGAATATCGCGGGATGTGGCCGTCAAAGGGACAACGCTATTGCACTAGTGACTTGAAACGGGGTCCAATCCAGCGGGAAATACGACGCATATGTGCGGAGCATTTCGGGGATGATGCTAAACAGATTGCTATCAATTGCATGGGCTTGCGATCTGCCGAAAGTACAGAAAGATCCAAGTTGGATGCATGGCAAGTTAACAAAGATTTGACGGTAAACAAACGCAAGGACCGCACCGTTTACGACTTCAACCCGATTTTATCGATGACTGAAAAAGAAGTTTTCCAAGCCATAGACGACGCCGGACAAAAACCGCACCCAATGTATGCAAAGGGGCTGGGCCGTTTGTCTTGCTCTTTCTGCATCTTTGCTTGCGACAAGCAACTGAAAATCGCGACCGAAACGCGACCAGATTTAGCGCAGAAATACGTCAACCTTGAAGCCAAGATAGGCCACACATTTAGGCATAAAAAATCACTCGCAGAAATCACCGGATTAACACCAACCAACTAAGGAGCAACGACGCATG